CCTAGCTTGTAATTAAACGTAACGTACTTCTTTTTTTCGTATAGTTCAGTTGCAAACTTAACATAGCTTTCCAAGCGCGAGTCACTGTTTACTGTATAACCTTCAGCCATTAGAATTTCCTCCTTAACCATTGTGCGCTAACCATTTGAGGGTAGCTTTCAAATTGCATACTAAACTCTTTGTCGGATGCAATAGGATACTTGTCAGACTTTGGGCGTATATGGTGTTCATTGAATACCGAGCCTTTACCTATTCGCTTGTTTAATGCGTTTGGCTTTAGTCCGGTAAACTGAGATATTTGCCTGTAGGTGTACTGCTTGCCTTTTTTAAATGCAGACATATCTTTACCCATATACGTCATTAGCTTTTCTGTAAACTTTGTGTGGTATTTTTGTGGTTGCAATAGAGTTAAATCATCGTCAACCATTATTGTTTTGCCTTTGAGCTTATTGGCAACCGTTGATCGTGATATGCCAAACGCTTTTGCTATGTCGTTTCTATTATAAATATGACCAGAAACTAACTTAGGGTTTGTGCCTCTGTACTCAATTAATATTGTTCTTCTATCGCTTGTCATATTACTCTCCATACCATGTTGTGTCAGTTAGTTTTTCTTGAATAGACTTACCATTTTTTATCGAGTCGCTTTTGGTTACTCTGCGCTCATTATTTTTAACTATCCTGTTTGCTTTCCATGTTCCTACAGCGGCGTGCCATTTCTTCATTTTGTTCTTGCCTACCATCCAATCCTTTGATTCGTAAAAATTCCAGAATCCTAAAGGGTCAATTCCTGCCTGAGTCTGGTTACAGTAATCAATGACTTCTTGCAGAGTAGGAGGAACAAACCTTTTTACTGGTTTCTTTTTTTCTTCATGTACAACTGGGGAACTTGTTTCCCCCATATTAACTGTATTATTAACTGTATTATTAACTGTAGTATTATCTTTAAACATTTCTTTAATAGGGTCTTTAACTTTTCTTTGTGAGGGTATTAAAGATTTCTTTATGGGGGTACCCAAGATTTCTTTAATAGGGGTAGCTAGTCTTATGTAGCGATTAGTTATCTGTTTAGTGCCTTCTTTGTACTGCACTTCACACTCTATATACCCACAATCACGCAAGCTACCGACCCATTTACTCACTGACACCTTGCTTACTGAGTACAATTCTGCGAAGTAACCATTCATTGCCCAACAAAAACCTTTCTCATTGCATAAAGCAGTGATCTCACCATACAAAAGTTTAGCATTAGGCGTTAAACGTACGTCATAACGTACATCGGCAGGAATAATTGCGTAGTATCCTTTATTCATTACTCACCAGCCGCAATAAATTCGCTTACTTTAACTTCACAAGCAGTAGCAAGTTTATTTAATGTGGCTAAAGATGGTGATCTAAGCTGATTTCTTATAAGGCTAAGAGTTGAAACGTCCATCCCTGCTTTAATAGCAAGCTGATTCTGGTTCAGGCGTAGTTCATACATAAAATGTTCGATTGATATTTTAATGTCCATAGTGATTTCCTTTTAAGTGAAAGTGAACTTTAATTTAATTTAGATAAATAGTCAACAAGTGTTTGACAGCACATTAATAATAGTTATAGAATAGACTCACAACAACAGAGGATAATAAAATGAAAGATCACCCAATACAGTGTCCAGAGGACGCGGAAATTTTTAGTAACTTTATGAGTAGGCTGACTAATCGCGACCCTGACGATACAGAATTTTATCAGCAACCATCTATCTCTTATACCCAAGAGTTTACGATGGAAGATAAGTTAGCTTACGATAAGAAAGAACAGCAAGTGCAAGCAATTCTAAACCGTTGGCAAGAAATGTGGGGTAGCAAATGATTAACAGAAGCGATGATGATGGAAGGCACAGAAGCGATATTGAGTTTTTAAATGACATTGACCGCGGCAACTATGACTGTCAACGTGGCGAAACTGTTAAAGAAGACGAGTCAGACGCATATTATATAGGCTATGGCGCACGATATGTGCTAGAGCAAAATCAATCAAAGGAGATATTAATATGAAATCAAGTGAATCAATTAAAAATCTAGCTTCTGCTTTATGTAAAGCGCAGGAAGAAATGGGCGGTGCGGTTAAAGAGAGTAAAAACCCATTCTTTAAATCTGATTATGCCGATTTAACGTCTGTAATTAAGGCAATTAAAGAGCCTTTTGCAAACAATGGGCTTTCTTACACGCAATTCCCAACTAATGACGAGGGTAGGATAGGCGTAGTAACTATGCTGATGCACGAATCTGGTGAATATTTAGAGCATTCTTATACGCTACCCACTACTAAAGCTGATCCACAAGCGGCAGGAAGCGCAATAACGTACGCAAGACGGTACGCTTTGCAGTCTATTGCAGGAATTCCAACGGCAGATGACGATGCAGAGTCGGCAATGATACGCAATAATCAGAGCAAAACCGCTGTAGTGTCAGAAGATCAGGCCGCAGAGATTAAAGAGAGGCTAGCAGAGACTAATGTAGATGTTAAAGTCTTTCTAAAGCACTTCAAAACTAGCTCAGTCGATAAAATGTTAGCGGTTCACTACTCTAGGGCAGTCAGTGCGCTAAAGGCAAAGGCTAACAAATGAAACGTCATATAGTAATTGTGTGTCCAGATTGCGGAGATTGTCTTTCTGGACAACAAAATTCATCTGACGATTCTAACTATGAGTGCGTTCTGGATGGTTCATGCGTTAATTGTCATACGTATGTAATTGCTTTTATCCCTACAAAGGAATACGTTGATATTTGTTATCGTGAGCAAATAATTAAAATGGAGAAACGCAGGTGATTATCTTAAACCATGAACAAGGTAGTGAAGAGTGGTTTGCAAGTCGGTTGGGCCGTCCCAGCGCCTCCATGTTCTCTAAGCTCATAACATCGGCAGGAAAGCCCAGTGCTAGTGCTGATAAATACATAAACGAGCTAATAGCTGAAAGGTTGAATGGTGTTCGCGTCCCTGTTTACGTCAATGAGCATATGGAAAGGGGGACAAGGTTAGAAAATGAGGCTAGAGAGCATTACGAGTTCATAACTGAGCAAAAAGTAACTGAATATGGGTTTATACTAGATGCTTCCGAGGAGTTTGGGTGTTCACCTGACGGTCTAGTTGGCGAGAATGGCGGTTTAGAGATAAAATGTCCGGCTGATTCGACGATTGTAGGCTATCATCGCAACAACAAATCATTTATCACTGCTTACAAACAACAAATCATGGGCTGTATGATGATTACTGGTGCTGAGTGGTGGGATTTAATGGCATACTCTGAGACTATACCTCACCTACTTATCAGGGTGGAGCGAGACGAAGAGTATATTGAAAAACTAGCGGCTGAAATAGACAAAGCTGTTACAATTATTATCAACGAAACGGAGAAATTAGCATGAAAATAGGTTTATCAGTACGAATTGACGTTACAAAGATCGACAAAGCTCGCCTGTATGCAGGGGCAAAGGGTACTTACCTTGATTTAACTACTTTCGTAGACACAGAACAGCAAGATCAGTACGAAAACAACGGTTTTATCAGCCAAAGCGTAGACAAAGAGGAGCGAGAAGCAAAAGTTCAGACTCCAATTCTAGGCAATGTTAAAGTGTTCTTCAACGATGGGGCGCAATCTGCACCACAATCTGCACCACAAAACCAAGCCTATGATGGCGAAATTATACCGTTTTAAAAATCGCCTTTAGCAAGCGATGGCTGTACCAATCTCACCATTTTGCGCGTGTGGTGGCCGAAACGCGCTATTAATTAAGGAGATACGAAATGAGGGACTTAACAATGGAATTGGTAGTAGCGTGTGTATTTTCTGCATTTACCTTCTTGGTTGTTGCAGTAATGGAAGAACGAGCATTTCAACAAGCGGCACAAACAGAGTGCGCGAGGTATCACCCCGAGACAGGTGACTTTGAGTGGTTAGATAAACAGGGAGAGTGAAATGATAAAGCATCTATTGACTACAGAAAAGAATGGGGACAAACGTTTCCATCGTACAGGCCCCAACCCACGCGCTATTTTAGAGGTGGAGAAAGGTTTGCCTGCGATAGATCAAACTCACAGTTTTGAGGTGGCCTTTGAGTATAAAGTAAAACTTGAATTATCTTCTCGGTTTACAGCAACTTATACTGAATTGGGCCGTAAAACAGAGAACTCAAGAAAAATTCTACAGGATACGATATACGGCAAAGCAATTCACGGACTTCGTGAAATAATGGCGGTTTCTGAGGAGCCTGAAATCCAAATCATGGTCAGTGACCTTATTAATAGAATGATAAACGAATGAACCGCCTAGAACTAATTAAACAGGGAGAGTAAATAATGAGCATTAATGACGCTACACCCCAAGATTGGGACAGACTTAAAAAAGAACACCCTGCTATTGAAATAGACAGTCAAATGCAAGAAGCGCACGATTCTATTGACAATGTCAGCGATGGAAGTACGGCAAGCTATTATGAATTGCCTAATGACGCTAGTGAACTACAACACTTGATCTCTCATAAGAATATGAATTCTCAAATGGGGGAAATATTCCGGTCATGCTACCGATACGGTTCGGCCTCGCATAGTGACCAGTTAAGGGATGCAAAGAAGATCAAGTTTTACATAGAAGCTGAAATTGAGCGACTAGAAACGTGGAGTAAATAACTTTTTGGTATATGGCTTATAGATAAAAGTCATTACAAAAGGGCTTAACAGGCAGGTATAATGCGGCTTCACACACTAAGGAGGTCGCAAATGGTTACTTGCTATATATTTTTAGCAGTTTTTGGTTTAATGGTAATTGCTAAGGATGATTTAAGAATGTAACGGAGCTACACATGAAGCATTTAATAATCCCAGATACCCAAGTCAAACCCAATTCACCTACTGACCATCTTAGATGGGCCGGATTGTATGCCGCAGAGAAGAAACCCGAGGTCATTGTTCATATTGGCGATCATTTTGATATGCCTAGTCTGTCATCATGGGATGTCGGGAAGAAATCCTTTGAAGGTCGCAGATACAAGGATGATATTGAGGCAGGGATCTCTGCAATGGACGTATTTTTAGCACCTATCAGAGAGGAGCAACAACGGCTGGTAAGAAACAAGGATAAGCGATGGAATCCGCGCATGGTCTATACCATTGGAAACCATGAGAACCGCATTGAACGCGCCATAGAAAGCGATTCCAAGCTAGAGGGATTAATAGGGTATAAAGATTTAAAGCTAGAAGAAGCAGGGTTTGAGGTTTACGACTTTCTTGAGGTGGTAGTGATAGACCAAATTGCCTACTCTCACTATTTTACCTCTGGTGTCATGGGTAGACCAGTAGCTAGTGCCAACGCTTTGCTTTCTAAGCGTCACATGAGCGCAGTGATGGGCCATGTACAGGATAGGTCATTAGCTTACGCTAGACGAGCAGATGGGGTCAATTTGACTGGCTTGTTCTCTGGCATTTTCTACCAACATGACGAAGAATACTTGAACTACCAGACCAATGGCTCATGGCGTGGTATATGGATGCTACACGAAGTCGGTAATGGTGGCTTTGATGAATTGCCGATCTCAATGAATTATCTCAGAAAGAAGTATCAAGGAAAGTAACAGGCATAAAAAAGCCCCAGTGATTGGGGCAAATGGCAGGGATTTAGAATGTATACTCGTCTGCGATCTTTTCGGGTGGCTCCCAACGTACCGGAATAGTTACCCTTCTGCTTTGAACTCTTTTCCGATGATACTCTCTTTGTTTTGGGCTTAATTTGTAATGTACAACCTTCTCGCCTTTACACTTTTTACAGGTTGCTATCTCCATGTAACGGCTTAACATTTTGCGATGGGTAATAGTGCCAACACCTAAACAGTCTGGGCATGTTTCAACGTACATTATAAATCCTCTAAACGTTTTCTTAGTTTGAATATTCTAGGATATAACTCGTTCGCCTCTTCTATCGCGCATGAAAGGCAACCTCTCGCGGCATACATATTAGCAAGTTCACTGGAATCATTAATATCTGATTTTATAGTCCCGTCGAAATCTAAAGTAAACTGTAAATCGTCGTTTGAGAAAATCGGGTATGTTGATCCGTCCCTTAATTTGTTGCCGCCTGAATAGATAACATCTAAGTCCCGACCGGCTTTTAAACCAAACATTAATATTTGTAATTTTTCCCTGGTGTTAATTTTCATTACAACGCCCCCAAAAAGTGAACAATAACGCAAACAGCCAGACCACACGTAAAGGCCATAAACTTATCCATGTCGCGGTGTTTCCTTTGCTCTTTTTCAAATTGCTTGTGTGCTAGGTATCGAGCCGCTCTATTCTCTGCGGCTAGCCTGCTGTTAGTGATTCTCATTGTGTCACCTCATTCATTAAGATAGTTGTTATAGATACGTCTCTTTCGATTACTTTTTGTCCTAAAAAATCATGCTCTGATACATGGCGAATCTTTACAATGTCGCCTGCTTGGTTGTATGTTGTATGTACGTCGATCACTGTACATAGTCTAGGATGCTTACCGCGCGTTTTGTATTGTTTACCTATTTGATCGCTCATGCTATCACCTCACAAGGTGCTGCAAAGTGGTAGCCATGGCCATCTGATGTGTAAAACATATTCGAACTTGGGTATCCGCAATTAATCAAGTATCGCCTATAACCCACAACCATTTTCCGAGTAGTTCGGGCTTGGTAGTCGAGAGAATCCACCCAACAAAGTACCCAAGTGTCAGTTTGCCCTCTGTCTAGCGTTTCGAACCAGTGTTCAATATTCATGCTGTCACCCCCTCATTCGTGTAAAAAACCTTTTCTAAGCCGTATTGATTAGCAATTACTGGCAGTAATGGACTAACTGACAATTTGGCTTCGTTATCAGCATTCCTATTCGTAGGCTGTGAGATTACAGTTAATAAAATATAACCATCAGTATCTAAAATGTAATATTTATGCCTGTTCATAGTGTCACCTCGATAAATTTAAGGGTTAATTTGTTGTAATGCGTCCCTGCTGTAACTATCACTTGCTTATTCTCATAGTTAGTAATGCCATAGCCATGCATTGAGTCTACGCCAGTTGTTACAGTGTGGCCGTCGATCATAAAAGAATAGCGTGGGTTGCCCATGTAAGAGCTAGGCAATCGTTTAATGTCAGATACTATGCCGGTCAATCCTATAATGTTTTGCATCTCTGTTACTCCTAATTGTTTTTGTGGGTCTTGCTACGCCCGTAACCATATCCCTGCCATTTTCCCCAAATGTAATATTTATGCCTACTCATGTCTGTATACTCTCTCTGCTGGTTAGTTGGTTTAACGGTTGTTATAAATGCCTGTTTGATACTCGCAAATCGTTTTCTGCGAATACCCTGAAGCAGTTTTATTGCTGGGATAGATTTTAATCAAACTGCCAAATCCCCCATCTTTAGGCGAACACTGTCTAGCTATAAAATACGCTGTTTCAGCTGTGGCGTGACAGGTAAACTCTAAACCGCCAGTAGACGGATCTTGCTCGCTTGTTTGTAACACGTATAATGTAGTCATAGCTATACTCTCTCTATTGGTTATAGTTGGTTTAAGAATAGACACTGGTGAGCAATGTCTATCAGTTAAAACTACTAGGTTCTGTCTCTATTTATCTGCATCACGCGGATCTCTGAAGGGGTCCAACTGTGAGTAGTCAGCAAGCTGGTAGATTCCCAAGCTCTGTATGTGGAGCCGTTAGCCCTGATAACATTTACGCGCTTGTCGTTTGGGTATTCTTTAGCTATCATTTTTATACTCTCTCTATTGGTTATAGTTGGTTTAATTAATTGGAGCAATATGCATCGCACCCAAAACCGTATATGTCATCGTCATCAAAACCCCTTAATAACAGGCTAGCTATTCGTTTGCGGTCTAAAGGTGGATAAATAAATCCATACTTAATGAATGTACCCTCTATCTGTTTAATTTGCTCTATCATCTTTTCTCTCTCTATTGGTTATAGTTGATTTAATAAAGCCACCTCGAAAAGTGGCTCGATAAAGCTACTAAGTTATGCTGATAATCTCTGCAAAATCATATCAGCTCGCAATCCTCTAAGATGATCGGCTTGTGCCTCGTATTTAGCTATCTGCTCATCTATTAACTTACATCCTTCTGGGCTACGTAGAGCGCATTCTCCGACTCGCATGCCTTTCCAATACTGAACCATGTTCATAGCTATTTGTGTGTGTGTTGTTAAAGTT